TCCGTCAGACCTTCCCGGCGCACACCGGGCCGATTCCGTTCGCCACGCTCTTGGCGTCCGTCAGGAACGCACCGCACACGCAGCACACGCCCGTTTCGACGCCCCACGCCTGCGCGTCTGCGACCGTCATCCGATCCGTAGGCGTCAGGCTGTAGACCGCTCCAGCCGCGTACACGAACCGGGGCTTGTCACCGGGCACGCCGGTCCAGTCCATACGCTTCGCGTACAGGCGTCCTGTCTCACGGCTCGGCTGCACGCGGTAGATCTCACCGCTGGCCGTGCGGTACATCCCGGCTTCCAGCCCAGCCGCTGAGCCAGACCCCGCCGTCTTGCGTGGACGGTCGCGCAGGGTGTCGATCCACTCGCTCGCCGCACGGTTGTCCAGCGACTCCCAGCCGCTCGCCGGGGCCGTCAGGCCGTCCGTGTCCTTGCTCACCCACAGGTAAGCGAGGTACGTCGCTTGCTTCTCCGTTGCCATGCTTCCTCCCTCTCTTAGTAGCAGAATCCTTCGGGCGGGGCAGGCCGTGCCCACCCCGCCGTCAAGTCGTGTCAAGGACGCCAGTTGCCTTCCGGCTCCCACCAATGAGCCAAGACGACTAGGCCGGTCGAAACGTCCTCCAGCGAGGCCGCATCCTTCCTGAGATCAGGAGTCAGCGAGCCGCTGCTGAGTTCACCCAACACCTTCCGCATGTCGGCCACGCTGCAGGGCAGGTAGTTGGCGATTGCCCAGTCCATGCCCCGCGAGGTGCAGGTGTAGGTGCCCGTGTGGGGCAGCGTCACCGTGAAGATTCCTTGTGCCATGTGTCTCTCCCTCGTTCCTGCGATCATCTGACCGCAGACCTACCATACCATGCCGCTCCCCAGCCGCCAGCCCATCCTCACTTAGTAGCAGAAAGGTGCCACCCCGGATTCCCCGCCGAGGTGGCACCTTCGATGCTGATACTACAGATGGCTCTCAGCCCACGCCTCGCGCCATTCGTCATAGGCCCGGTCATAGTCGTTCACGCTCAGGGCTTCCATGCACGAGTCCTCGTCGGCAAACACAACGGGGGACAGGCACACCTCGCACATGCCGCGCTCCCCATCGGTTTCCAGCAACTCGCACTCAACTTCTCCATCGGTTGCGATTGTGATGTCCCAGGCGACATCGACCGTTCTCCGATCTTCCCTGCAGTCCTCGCACCAGCCGTCCGATACTGGCCCAAGGACGATTGCGTCCAAGCCGTCGATGACGACAGCGCGGAGTCCAACACTCGCCGGATCGACGGGCGACATGTCCAGCGCGTCAAAGTCCCACTCTTTGGTCCAGCCGTTCACGTTCATCCTTCTACCCTCCGTTCCCAATATGTCAGCGGTCCCCGCCCCATTAGCAGGGCGGGGACCACCTAGCGCAAGCCTGCCCCTTCAGGCGGGACAGTCCCTTAGTAGCAGAACCTCACGCCGTCCTGCGAGACACCGCGTTGATCGCTCGCTCGCAAGCCTCTCCGATCTTGCCTGCCGCATCGGTGGGCGACAGTCTCCCGGCCAAGCACTCGCCGCCAGCACGCTCAGCGAACGTGCGAGCCATGTACCCGTCATCGAACGGCAGCCAGACCACGGCCACGCCCGACTCCTTGCACCGCTGCATCCAATGACGGCACCTGTTCACTTCTTCGGCGGTGTAGTGCCCGTCGCTCACGACCACCAGCAGCCTTGCGCCGTTGCCGTAGAGCAGGTTCAGCGCACCGTCAAGAGCCTTGAACGCGCCATCAAACTTCTCCGTGCCGTCAGGTGCGGTGTAGACCTTGACCTCGCTCTGACGCTCGCCGGGGCGCAGCGTCGGGAACACATCGTTCCCGTAGTAGACCATCGCAGCGCGTCCCTGCACGCGGCGAGCCGCTTCGCTCAGGACGTAGGCCGTCGTCGCCATTGGCTGCATGGCATCGCCCATCGAACCGCTGATATCCACCAGCACGCCGATGGTCAGCGTCGGCTCGTCGGTCTGCTTGCGAACCTTCGCACGCCATGCCTCAGGTTGCTGCATCACGCCGCGATCCCGCAGCGCCGCACCCTGCACGGCAGCGCGTGAGCGCAGGCGACCGGGAGGGATCACGCGGTTCACTTCGGTCACATCGCGGTCGCGGTACTTGGCCTTCTCCAGCCGTGTCGCCACCACGTTGGCCGCGACTCGCTCCGCAGGCTCAGGTGCGCGAGACACCATCAGCCGTGAGCCGGATGCGCCCTCGCCCGGTCCCGTGCCCTTGTTGAACACCTTCGCTGCCTCATCGCTCGCAGCCTTCATCTCCTTGGACTGGCTGGCACGCTGCTGCACGATCTCGTCCTGCTTCTCCTTGCCCTCCGCGTCGTCCAGTTCCCTCGCGGTGGAGATCGCAGCGTTGTCTGCGGATTCCTCCAGAGCCTCCATCAGAGCCTCCTTGAACGCCGACCACGCACCGGACTCCTCGCCCTCGCCCGAACCCGGCATCGCCTCGCTGCCCTCGCCAGCGGCACCCGGCATCGGGTCGCCGTTCTTCTCCGCAGTCTCGCGGATCAGCGCAGCCCACTCCTTCGCCAGCGGGTACATCGCGGTGCCGTCCCGGTGGTCGCCATGGTCCCTTGCTCTAGTAGCAATATCCCGCAGCGCGGCCACAACGTCCAGACCAAGGAACTCGTCAACGAGGTTGGTCACCTCCATCACATCGTCCAGCCGCAGGATGCCTGCATCGACCCGACCCCACACCAGCGCAGTCAGGAGCGCGGCGCTCTGCGTGTTGGACTGGCTGGCGAATGTCTCGCTTGCATCGCCCACGACGATCTCCATCGCGCAGGTTCGCAGGAACGGGCGCATCTTCGGATGACTCCGCAGCCCGTGCTGTTCGATGCGGCCTTCCTCCAGCAGCATCAGCGCATCGAACTCATCCTTGGCGAGGTCTTTCTGCGCTGCGCGAATGTCCCACAGCGAGTACCGCGCATGTGCGGCCTCGTGGAAGATCGCGCCAGTCGCACGCGGCCACTCGTACTTGCCATACCGCGTGGTCAGGTTGATCTCGCTGGGCTTGACGCCGAACCCGAACGCCACATCGACGTTCACTTCGACCTCTGCCGTGTCGGGGATGAAGCACGCCGGGGCGGGGCCACCAGCGCCGGGGCCGACGTACGCCACGATGTCGTGACGACCAGCCCACTCGTTCGCCAACTCGCCAATCTGACGGCCAATCGGCAGCCACTCCGATGGAGTAGCGGAGGCGCGTGTCGCGCCAGTCTTGAAGTGTCCCATTGTCTTGCGTCCCTTCGTGTCCCTGTTGGCCTTCGACCAACTATGGAAAGCATACCATCCTTGGGTTGCGGGGGGTCGGCACCTACTCCGACCCCCCGCGTCCTGCGCGTCGGATGGACTAGATCCGCGCAGGCTTGACCTCGCTGCCGAACGCTCGCGTGAGAACGTCGGCCACCACGGCGCGGTCGATCTCAGGCGCGGCAGCGAGCAGGTTGGACATGGCGAACGGGGTTCCGAACGCCTCGCTGATATCGCGGAAGGCGAGCAACTCGCGCATCTGCGGTGCCCACGACACCTCGCAGGATGCCTGCTTCTTGGCGAGGTTCTGAGCGCAGGTCACCATCGTGGCGCTCACGCCCAACTTGCGAGCGAGGTTCCAGTCGGTGGTCATTTCGACCTGCACCGTGAAGCGCGAGAGCAGAGCCTCCGACAGTCGAACGCCGGGAGCGTTGGGGTTGGTCGCGGCTACGACGTAGAACTCGGGGTGAGCCTTGACCGTGCCACGCTCAGGGTTCGCCGTGACGGTGATCTCGCGGCGACCATCCATGAGTCCGTAGACGATGGACAGCACCTTCGGGTCGATCAGACCGATCTCGTCGATGAAGTAGACGCCGCCAGTCTCAGCGGCCTTGATGAGGTCGCCGTCGATCCACTCAAACCCGCCAGAGGGAGTCTGGACGTAGCCACCGATCATGTCGGCCACCTCCGTGTCGCCCGTGCCAAGGATCGTGAACATGTTGTCCCCGAACGCGGCTTCCACCAGCGCGGTCTTTCCGCAGCCCGGTGCGCCGTACAGCAGCGAGAACATCGGGGAGCCAGCACCCGTGGTGAAAGCCTGAGCAGTCACCTCGCGTGCCTTGCGGAGCGCCTCCACATCGGCGTGGTCGCCCCACGGGCGGCTGTGGTACATCGAACCATTCGGGCGAGCGTAGGAAACCTCGCCCTCCAGCGAATCGACCAGCACGGTCGTCTTAGTAGCAGAACCTCGTGGCTTGGAGCCTCCCGGCGTGCGGGGTGCCCTCTCCACGAAACGGCCTGCGGGAGCAACCTGCGCTATCAGCGAGGTGCGGTCTGATTCTTCCTCGTCTTGGTTCAGCACCGCGACGAGCGTTGACCAGTAGGTGTTCGGAGACTCCGAACCGATGCAAGCGAACTTCTCAGAAAGCATGTCGTCCATCCTTCGTTTCGTAGGTGTTCTGCTACTAAAGAGCGTTGATGACTTCGGCGGGGTAGCCGTGCGGAACGCGGCTGCTGCTGATCCGGTAGAGCAACTTGGTCGGCGTCTTCATCGTGCGAACCGCCGTGAGATCAGCCTTGCTCGCCTCCACCAGAATCGGCTTGGCGATCAGCACCCAGCCACCACGCACGATCTGCTCGTACAGGTTGGTGGCGTAGCGCATCATCAAGTCAGCGCGGAACTCGCGCACAAGGGCATCGGGAGGACAAGTCGCCATGTCCTTCTCGCTGGGGATAGCGATCCCTGAGAACCGCCATTGCTTGCGCGGGTTGTCAGACGTAATCGTGCGGCGCACGATGTAGGGCTGCACTTCCTTGTCGTCCTCATCGAACCCACGCGGGGTGATGATGATCTGAGTCGTCGCCAGATTGCGAGCGAACTCTGCGTACAGGGCCACGCCCTGCACAGGCTTGGTTGCGTCCATCCTGCTGTCCTTTCGTTCGTAGGTGTCTTGCTTGCAGGACTGACAATACGGCATAGACGAGTAAGTGTCAAAACGTAGTTGATCGTGTCGGAAAGTTGCGCTGGTTGGAGTGTCAGTCAGAACTTTCTGCTACTAAGAGAAAGTTGCGGCGGCGGAGCATTTCCGCCGCCCGGAGAGACTTCCAGATGCAATCGGGAAGTTCCTACGTTGCAGCGGTCAGCACACGGTCAGCACACTCAGCACGCTATGTAAACCAGAAATGCAAGAGACCCCAGAGCAAGAACGCTCTGGGGTCTCTCGGTCAAACTTTCTGCTACTAAGCAGACCTGTCGATTCCGACCTGGGCGAAGTACCCGTCGAACTTGTCGGTGCGACCTCCGTCGATCCACTCGGAGATCAGTCGCGCAGCCTTGGGGCGATCCCAGTCCGAAACACCGTCAAGCATCTCGAAGTCTGCATCGGTCCAGTCGGTCGTGTCGATCACGGTCAGGCCAGCGGCGCTACCGTAGTTCCCGTCCACCGCGAAGTAGGACATGTTCATACCATCACCTCAATCTCTAGTTCGTCTTTCGGGAAGTCCGTTGACTCCTCGCCGGTTTCTACAACAGGACAATCGGTGAACTGGGGCTCGCCCCAGCCCTCGCAGTAGCACTCCTTGCCGCGTTCGACGTACTCCGCATGACTTGACGGTACATCGTACGCATCAGTCTCCGACGCCTCGCCGTTGTCAAACTCGAACGTGCCGCCAAAGCCCTGCTCCTCCTCCCACTCCAATGTCAGGTGCAGGCCGGGAAACTGCTCGCTCAGTTTGACGAGCATCGGTAGGGGCGGGGACCAAGCCGTGTCGAACGTGTAGGCGACTCCGTGAGGATACTCCTCACGGTTGGCACGACATGCGTCCCACTTGGTCCCCCAGTTGTCGCAGTTCCAGTCGTACCAGAAAGGGCAACCGGAAGCCCCGAGGCTCTCCTCGTACTTCACAAGATCCTCGCCTTCAGGCCGAACCACGTTCCAGAACGAGAACGGTTCGCTGACCGGGACCGGAAACACCTCGTGCTTTCCGTCCCGATACGTTGACTGCTTCATGCAGTATTCCGCGCCGACCTGATCAACGAGCCGTTGAATCTCGGAACCATCGGCTAGTGGATCGCTGTTGGTGACGATCACTTTGTTGTAGACCCAGTTGGGCATTGCTCCTCCGTTCGTATCGGGATCTTGCATCATAGAGATTAGTCTGGGCGGGCCGGGTTGTCAATCGCGTATTGCTACTAGAAAGGGGATGGCCCCGCCGGGGAACGGGGGAGAACCCGGCGGGGCCGTGCGCTTGGCGGGATCCGATTACGGGGGAGGAATCGTACGTCCACCAAGCGAGTCTCAGGCTAGCGGACTAGCCGTAGGCTGTCAAATCGTGAGGCGGGTCGGGCTTGAACCGACGACGACTGGATTATGAGTCCAGGGCTCTAACCAGCTGAGCTACCGCCCCGAGATCGGGATGCAATCCCGAAGTTTAGCTAGTCCCAGCCGCTGTGCCCGCAGTAGTAGTCATCAAACTCCCTGTCGGGCAGATGCTGGAAGAACGCAAGTCGGATGTAGTTCTCGGACGGAGCCTTCTTGCCGCATGGGCAGGATGCTGTCCGTCCAGTCAGGTCGGGCATCGTATCGATCCTGTCCGCGCCAGCCACCCGCATCCCGAAGCAGATGACGCACACGGGCTCGCCGGTCTGCTTCTTTCCGTTCGCGGCGTGGCCGCACATCATCATTGGTATTTCGTCACTCATTTCGGAACCTCCCAGATGTTCTTGCCGACAATCCATATATCGCCTATCGGATCGAACACCGGCTCTTTGGTGTCAACGTAGACGAACGATTCGAACAGGTACGGGTTGTACGTGATGCTCCTGCCGCCCTTCGATATGGCGCGGATCTGGGCTTCCAGGTTCTTCCTAGAAGTTGAGTTTGATCCGGTGAGCAGGCCGCGAACAAATGCGTGGACGTTCTTGCGCTTCTCCTCTAGAACGCGCCGCCGACCAGCCGGTTGCACGGAGAAGGTCGCATCAGTAAGAGTCACCGCGTAGGCGTGCCTGACCGTGCCGCCGATGGGCCGGTATGAGATGCATTGCTTGTGAAGGTTGTAGTACGCCTCAACCCTCGTGAGCGTGGTAGTCATGAGTTCTCCCGTTCGTTCTGGATGGTGCGGGGGAGGAAGCGAGTCGATGGGCCTGTGAAGCCCGGTCGCATATCCTCCCCCGCAGATCCATTATACCTAATCTCTTCCTAGTAGCAAATCGCTACCAAGAAGCCTGATAGGACAGGGACCAGTCCCAGCCCTCGCCCTCGGCGGGGAGTTGAGCAAGGAGCCTGTCGATCTCCGTGATCGTCCTCGCCAAGTCGTACAGGTAGTTCTCATCGTAGGACGTGCCCCCGAAGAAGAATCCTTCCTGCGTGGGAAGGATGCTTCCTGCGTGATCCTCAATGTCGATCCCAGCCGGAACGCTCAGCGCGTTGTTGCAGGTATCGCGAAGTTGGATCAGGTCGTCGCGAGTGACAGAGATTCGCTGGCACTCATCGACGCCCCCGGCCAGTTGGTTGACGAACCAACCGTGGATCGCGTTGGCCTTGCGCCAGTAGATCGCCGTGACCTCAACAGTCAACGTGCGGGAGTCGTGTGATGCAATGGACGACATCCCGGTCTCGCCAAGGATTCCGGTGTAGTAGCCCGCATCGCGGGGGTCCCAGCCGGAGAAGTGCTTCCGGTAGTACAGGTACATATCAAGGCCCATGTCGGATCCTTTCCCTCGTTCGTGACTGGGAGATCCAGCCACGAGAACCATTATAGAGATGGGGGCGGGCCTGTCAAGTCGTGCGCCGATATTGCTACTAGAAAGTCGGGGAGGAGGGATTCGAACCCTCGTGGCCCAGGCTACGGCATTGTGATCCACGGCTTATAAGACCGCGCCGATACTCCCCGGTATTGCTACTAGAAGGGAACGGCGTGTATCGGTTCCTTGGTCGCGCCGAAGCGAAGAACGCAATCCCATGAGCAGAAGTCAAGCCTGGACCCGCTCCAGTGAACTCGAAGGAACCCGGACTCACTTCGCGAAGCCATCTTCTTCTTTGCCCAGGTATCGCAACCAGGCCCGTCGCAGTGGATCCCAATCATCTCAAACCAACTTTCGCATAACCGCATGACCGATCAGCAGATTGCTACTAATCCTCTTCCAGGTAACCGGCACGCTCGCGCCGGTTCTCAGGTATGAACTTCCGAATCGTTTCGCAAAGTAGCGGTTCCTGGAGCTCTTAACCGCAATAACTTCGTTCACGTTCCCGTCCACCCGTTCGATGGTACATGTCCATCGGGCACGCCGAGTCTGTCTTTCCTTCGGCAATCTCCACACCGTTATCCAGATCTCGTACGGCATTACATCCTGCTCCGCTCTATTTCAGCGTTCCTGGATATCCACGCCGCTGCCTCGAAGCCACCCTCAAGCATCGATTAACTCCAGCACGGGCCAGATGTATGGCAGGTCATCGGGCACGCCGGGGAAGAGCGGGCCGTAGTACTCGGGGAACTTACGGATGAGATTTGATTGATGGCTACGGTGGAGCTCCTGGTTTCCGAGCCAGCTTGGCACGCCGTGACTTTCAGGAAACTTGTACATGTACTCACCGATGCGGGCCTGCATGTTGTCCACGTACCCGCGAGCCTTCCACTCGGCGCAGATGGTCACGCCGTACGCAACCAGTGACCGTTCGTGTCCGCGCCACATGTTGGTGGCGGGGTGGTTCACCCAGCCCTTCGACTCGCCGTTGAGAGCACGGAGTATCTGGTACGTCTCAACCCGTTGCTTGCCGAGCCGTCGATAGTCCAAGACGCTGGCCGTTGCATGGTAGTTGCGGTATGGAAGAAATGTCTGCATGTCCCACCGTCCTTCGCTTCGTCATTTGTCTGCGTGTCCAGTCAAGCATCGGGGCGGGCCGGTGTCAAGAAGCATTGCTACTAGAGATGTGAGCGAGCCGTGACATCGCGCAGTGTGATGGAACCATTACTCGGCGGACGTGAGCTCGCAACTTCGAGATGGGATGCGAACCTTGGTCAGCTGGCCAGCTGGTCCGCCGGTCAGTGTCCGATTTGTCCGAACACTCCCATAATTCTACGGATAACATCTCTACAGTAGCGTCTTTAATAGTTTTTTATGATATTGAGACATTTACTCAACGTCGGCAGCGAGCGGGCCGTCATCCAGGATCAGGACGTTGAAGAGCGCGGCTGCGGCATTCGCTCGGGCCGTCACTCGGATGTGCTCTTCCCTGGTTTTGCACAACGAGATGTCGGAGTGAAGTAGCTCAGCGAGCTCGCGGGCAACTTCGCGAACCTGTTCGATTGTCAGGGGGCTCATAGCTATCTCGGTCCAGTCCGTGAGTTGAGCGCTTCGAGCTCAAGCTCGTCATCTTCGAAATCGTTGGCAGAAGTTGAGACTTCGAGCTCGGTTACATTTCCGGCTACGTCCTCAACGATCTCGGCTTCTTCGATGTCCTCGTCCGGTTCGTCCGTTATGTCCGGAGTTTCCAGCGCTTGCACGCGGGCCGCTATAGCGGACGCGCCGTCTGCCAATCGGGCGAGCCGCTCGGCTATGACCTGGGCGGCGGGCCTGGACATCGACACTTCGACTTCGACATTGAGATCCTGGCCGCCTCTCACGCCAGCTCGGTCAAGGATCTCGGTGCTCGCCTTGAGTCGAACCGGTTCGGACTCGGCGTTCTCCATGAGATCTTCGAGAACGTCCACGGCATACGGCGCAGCCTGGATCAGCTTTCGGCGGGCGCGTTCGACATCCTCGCCGGGTTTGCGGATGGACCGCAGGTGTATCCGGCACAAGCCGTCGTCCTTGATTCGACCCGAAGCCCAGAGGAGGCATCGGATCCCATCGGACTTCATCATCCGACAGCGATGTGGCAGGCCCTTCGGTTGACGACGCACCGTTGGCGGGCCACCGGCTTCTTGCTCAGCTTGCCATGCACGGGTCGCGCCGACTACCCACGGTGGCGTGATCTTCAGTGCTTTATCGTCTAGTAGTAGGGCGAGGCCGGTTACGTAATCCGAGTTCTTATTGTCCGGATCCATGAGCAGCGGAACCTTCTCCGCGATGCTGAGGAGCCTCCGTTCACGGAGGGCTTCTGCGGAACGGGCCGCGATCATCCCCGTTGGCACGCCGCTCTGGTCATAGACGGATTGCCAGCTCAGCTTGGCACGGCGAAGTACGGATCGGTTCTCGTAGTTGTCCTCGCATACGCCGCGCTCGTGCTCAATGATCCCGAGGGCGGTGAGGTCAGGCCGTAAGTCATACGGCTCGTCTACCGCTGGTTCGGGAAACTCTTCGGCGGCTTCCAGTTCGAGCTCGCCGCCCTCAGGGATCACTGGCAACATTCAGATCACTTCTTCTTCTTGGGCTCCGGGACCTCAACGATGACCGGATCCGGCTCAATGGTCTCGTCGGCAAGCGACGGGCCGGGATTCTTTCCGATGTTCGCGGATGCGACCGAGCTCAGGATTGACAGGACCGTTGCAGTGAGTGAGACGCCGAGCATCTGCGCCCAGTCCAGGTCAATGATGGAGACGGCGCTCGTGCCGATGAGGGCAACGAGGGTCTGGGCAAGCGTCTTGACTGCACGCTCGCCTGCCGCCTTCCAGAATCGAAGGTCGTACATAGTTGATTGCTCCGTTTCTGTTCCGGTTATTGGAACAGTTGTTCCAACTTTGGAATAGTAGCGGAGGTTTTGGGACGTTTTTTTGGGCGAGAAGAGACCGTCGGCAGCCCTAAGGCGCTTTACTAAACATCAAATATAATAGGCTCACCACTTTTAGTGGCAAGCCCATTATAGAAACTAGCGGTCATTGGCGTTGTTTCAACGCCTAAGAATCTTGAGAAATGCTCTCAATCGCCTTGCGAAGCCGCTTCTGAACTTTGCTGATGTCCGTGTACAACGGAGTTCTATTTCTCTGAAATGACTCAGAAAGATCTCGCTTCTCATGGAAACCCGCGACGTGGAGGATCGCACTGAGATGCCGAGCCTCTTGCTCAGAAAGAGCCAACATGATCTCTCCTTCTCTGAAAACAACCAGAGGTTCTTGCTGCTTCTTCTTGCTCTTCTTAGACACTTGACTCTCCGATCAACTCATCGATTGCTCGCCGCAACCCGAGACTGTACAGAGTCCT